CTACCTCTACGGCTACCATAAGTTCCTTTTCCCATTGGCATAATAAACTCCTATTAGTTAGTTATTTTTCCACCTGACCACTTTGCATCAGGTAATCCATTTGTATATGATTTTCCATCAAATGTTAATACTTGTTTTCTGTTACTTCCATCTTTGTATGAAACATGAATCCAACCACTATTTTGTTCTCCTGTGTAGTACTCTAAAATTAGTTGGTCAAAATCAACATTGTTTTGAATCCACAAAGCTACTTCAAGATTAGAAACTCCTAAAACTTCCATATCACAAGCCTCTCCTAAACAATGTTGTGATGTTGCTTTTGAACCTATTGCTTCTGATAATTCTGGGCTACGATAACCAGATGTTATTGTGATTGGCTTTTCAAACTTTGCTCTAACAGGCTCTAATACTTCATAACAAAGATCGCCTAAGTTTTTAATCTCTCCAGCACCAGCTTTATTCTTAATACCTTTTCTTGTGGCTGTTTGTGATTTTTCAAATTCTTCTAATGTAAAATGTTTAGAAAGTTGCATAGTTTTAAATCATAATAAAGCAAGTGAGTATGTGGTGTGGAGGTAATACCCACTTGCAGATGACTTTATAACATTTTAGGGTTATAAAATCAATTCAGTTAAATTACTATTTGAACCTATTGTACCTTTATAAAAAGTATTAAATGCTAAACTTATTCTAGTATTATTTCCTTGTTTAGTATCTACTTGGTGTGTTGTTGAAGATGGAAACATAACCAATTGACCTGTTTCTAATGCAAACCACCATGTTTCAGAGTTCCAAATATTAAATTGATCTATTTCTGGTTTTATTTGTTGATAGCCTTTTGAATTAATAAATTTAATTTTATCATTTTCTTTATCGCAATCAAAATATAACACACCAGATATAACTGAATTAGGGTGTGCGTGTTGATGATGATATTGATTTTCTTCTGTGTAATTTAACCAAGATTGAGTTATATAAAGTTCTATATTATTTTTAGGACATATAATTCTTTCTAAATAATCTTTGCAACATTGATCTAAAAACTTCTTTATGTTTTTAAATTCTTTTCTATTTAAAATGTAATTGTCTTTTGTATTAATATTTCCTTGATTTTTAGTACAATGATTTTTTTGTACTTCTACAAACTTTAATTCTTGTTTTGTAAATGGTCTATCTAAATTATTCATATAAATAGGTGTTGGAAATAAATTATTTATTGTAGGTTCTTTCATTAATAACACCAAGATACAAAAGAATATCTTGTTCCTTTCTTTACTGGTTTAACTAAATGTGGGTATAAAAATACAGATGGAAATATAATTACATCTCCAGCTTTAAATTTTATTTCATAATCATTAAACATAATAAATTCTCCACCTTTATAGTTATCATTTAAAACACCTACAATACTTAAAATTGGGATACCTCTTATATTGCCTGTAAATAAAGATTGAATATGGTCAGAATGTTTAGACATAATTTGATCTTTTTTATATCTATTAAATCTTATTTGACTAAAACCTTTCCAACCATTAAATGTTTCTCCACCTAATTTTTCTATTACAATGTATTTTTCTAATGCTTTCCAAGTTAATTCGTGTAAATCTTTTAAATAAGTTAAATTATTTCCATAACAAACATCAAGTTCTTTATTTCCATTTATTGAACTACTTTTAAATGTTTTAGTATTTGAATAGAGATGTCTTGTCCATGTATCATTATTAGATAGTTCTTTTATAGATTTATCTATAATATTTTGAGGAATCCAATTATCTAAATGTAATATATAATCTTTTAAATTATTCATTTATTTTTTAAATTCAAACCAGCCTGTTATAATATATTTATCTTCATCAATGGTAGTATGACCTTTATGGGTAAATGTCCAATCAGTACTCCAAATAACAGTTAATCCTTTTTCTGGTTTTACTTTTAATTTTTGATAATACCATTCTGTTTCGCCACCATGTTTAACATCATTAAGATATGTCATAAAAACTAAATGTCTTTTAGATGATGAAATATTTGCATTTTCACAATGCCAAGAGTGATATGCTTGAGAGGGTTTATATTTTTGAATATTAAACCTTTCTTCTAATCCCCATATAGCAACTTTTTTATCGCAAAATTTATATTTTGTTTTATATAAATTTATAGCTTGGCTTAATTCTTTAAAATATTTATCTAATATTGAATATTTAAAACAATCCTGTACACATAATTTTAAATCTAAACTATCTTTAATTTCTTTATCAACCTTATTATTTCCACTTTGTCCTAATACTTTTTCATTAGAATTTTCAAATAATTTAATTAAATCATCACATATAGATAAATCGGTTAAATAATATCCATCTATAAAATTGTTATTTGTATTAAATTTATACTTTCTCACACCACTAATTTAATTTATCTTTATATTAAATCCCAAGTTTGATTTGTTTCATTCCAAGTATAATGATTATCGTTATCAATTTGCTCTTGTGTTAATTCTGGTTTAACAATAGGTGCTTCCCAAAGGCAAGTTGTTTCATTTAATGTCCAACTATTATAAGGTCTTGGTGGAATAAAAGCATCTAATGTTTGGTCATATTTATAACCTATTCCAGCATAATTTTTTCTAAATGGTGTTCCACCTAATATATGTTCCCCACCTCTTGTATTATAAGAGGTTTGTTTCCAAATATCATTTGTACCATAAAGATTATTTAAAAAATCTATACCAGCTTGTTCAGTTGTTGCAATATCATTTGATAATTTTTCAACTCTTTCAACTTTGTTTCCTTTTCCTATTTTACAAAAATGTGCCATTATCCTGTATAACTCCCACTTGATGTAAATGTTAATATTGTATCTGTTCCATCAGTATCAACTGTTGGACTTCCTGTTGTAGTACCAGAATAACTTGCGGTAGGCATTCTTAAAATAACAACTCCACTTCCACCAGAAGCTCCTAATCTTGGAGTGCTACCAGATGCTCCACCTCCACCACCACCAGTATTAGCAGTTCCATTAGTAGCGTTAAGTGCAACTGGTGCATCTCTACCACCATCTCCTCCGCCACCAGCACCTCCTGGAGGAGCATTAAAATTAGCATTATGACCTCCACCACCACCACCTCTTGTAACAGCAGAACCAGTTATTGAAGAAGATAAACCATCTCCACCTCCATAAGGAAATGCACTTGCTCCAACTTCACTAGCACCTCCACCTCCACCAGCAACGATACTAGGAGAATTTGGGCCATTTCCACCATCAAAACCTTGATTAGCAGTTCCACTTCCCGCTGGATCGCTATTGAAACCAGCCGCACCACCAGAACCTCCATCTGAACCTGCACCATTTCCATCTGAACCTCCGCCTCCACCACCAATAGAAGTTATATCTGTAATATCTGAACCAGATATTGAAGAATCTTGACCATCAGAACCTTTTGTACCAGCCGCTGGTGAACCACTACCACCACCACCTACTGTAATTGTATAAACTGTTCCCGCACTTAAAGTTAAAGATGTTTCAGAAGAACCTCCTCCACCAGATGTTTCTGTAGAGTAAGAATTTCTATAACCTCCAGCACCTCCTCCACCTCCTCTATCAAATCCTCCACCTCCTCCTCCAGCGATAACTAAAAAATCTGCTGTATAAGTTTGTGGAGTTTCAAAAGTTACATCATCATCTGATGTTGGAATCCAACCTTGTGTTGCACCTGAATAAACTATTCTAACTGATTGACCATTTACATCATAAACAGCATTAGGAGATGAACTACCTTGAAAGTTTAAACTGTTAGGATTTATTGTAACATTATTTGTGTTCCATGTTCTTTTATAATCTGAAAATTCTATTGTATCTCCAACACTTGCTGATGCTGGAAGTGTAACAGTACAAGCATTTGAAGTTGTATCAATCCAATAACCATTTCCAGCTACTGCTGTTAAAGTTGTTCCTGTAACAATACTTGATTGCCAAGATGTTCCACCAGATACATCTCCAAAAGATAAATTACCAGCACCATCAGTTTTTAAAACTTGATCTGCTGAACCATCTGAAGTTGGAAAAGATAAACCATCTATAATTACTTTACCTGTTCCATCAGGTGTGAATGTAATATTTCCATTTGCACTTGATATAATTGAATTTCCATTAACATCTAAATCTTGACTTAGTGAACTTATTGTAACTGTGCTATCTAACCAATTAACTGTGTTAGCTGTGTAGTCTAATGTTGCTAAAGATATATCATCTGAGCCATCAAAGAATTTTAGGGTTGGGCTTGTTGCGTTGGTCGAATCCAGCCAAATCGTTCCAGCAACTGCTGAACTTGGTCTTGATGTTCCTGAATTAGAAGTATTGATAGCTTCTAATACAGAGTTTAAATCTGATCTGAAACTTGGGAATGATTGGTTAGCTATATCGTAATCGTGTTGTGCCATATCGTTCTTATACTCCTTTTAAAAGCCTTTTGCAATATAATCAAATGTACGACTTATTGCTGTGCCACCTGAATTTTTGAATGTTAGGTCGAAGCCATTTATTGTCTTATTTTCTACTACAAAGAAATCTCCAGTAGCAAGGTCTTCGCCTGTAATTCCAACAGCATAATTAACAGATTTGAATGGATTTGTAAATGTTACAGTATATGTTCCAGCACCAGAAGTTATATCATTTCCACTAAATATTCTATCAGGCATATCTACTGTTACTGTTACTTGTTGAACCACAGGTGTTGAAGCACCATCTCTTGAAATTAAAACAACTCTGAATTTAAGGTATCTCGCAGTATAATTTCCTATTACGAAGTTTTGGAAAGCAGTATAAGTAACATTGTCATCTGATGTTGCTATTTCTAAATGTGCTTCAGAGTTAGCTGGTGCATCTCCATCAAAGTTTGAGGCTTGGCTATCAAACAATCCTGTTCTACTGTCAAATAAATCATCAGGATTTGATGCAGTTTGTTCTATATTTGCAGTAACTCTAACTGTATGTTTAGCACCTATATCTACAGTATTTGCAAAAATATAATTACCACTTGAAACAAAGTCAGAATTAGTTGCACCTGAATCAAAAAATCTATCTGTATCATCATCAAATAATCCACTAGCTGAATCAAATAATTCTGATGAATCTAATTGTATTGAATCATCTACAATAACTGTATTATTAATTGTTCCAGCAAAATCAGGGTGTTCATTAATTGTTGCAATAGCATTATGATTAATTGTTTCAGTTACATTTGAAATAATTGCAGTTGCATTTGAACTAAAGTTTCCTAATTTATCGACAGCTTTGATAAGATAAGTTCCAGCCCTAGCTGGTACAGAAATTGAAGTTGCTGGTCTTGATACTTTAGAAACTAAATTAACTGAGTTTTGCCAATCAGCAGTTCCATTTGTAGATGTTGAATATCTTAATTGATAATAAGCTAAATCTAAATCAGGTATTTGATTCCAACTTAAATGTGCTTCTTGTCCTACAATATTACATGAAAAATCTTCTACATCAGATGGTGGTGCAATAGCACCAACGATTGTTCTTTGTGCTGTTACATAAGTTGATGATACACCTAAAGTATTTACAGCTTTAACTCTTACATCATAAGTTTCTTGGTCAATTACATTTAAAACTCTATGAGTTAATCCTGAACCTTGTGCATAAATAATATAATTTGAATCTGTGCTTTTCTTATATTCAACTTGGTAATAATCAACAAAGCTATCAGTAGATGCACCTATAGTTACATCTAAAGCTACAATTACAGTTCCGTCATTATATTCAATAAGTTGGTCATCTAAAGTAACACTTGCTGGTGGCTGAACAGTAAATGGATTAGGAAGTGTTGTAGTTGGAATTGTAGTTGCTTGTGTTTTTGTTGCCCAAGTATAATGACTATCTTGATGTTCGACTAAACTTAATCCAACAGTATAATCATTGTTAAAAGTAATTCCTAAAACTCTAAATGGTTTAGCAGAAAATCCTAATGATGAATGTGTAATATTAATTATATCTCCAATGTTTAATTCATAACCTTTAAAAGCTACATTTAAAGATAATCCTAAAGCCTCTCTTGATCTTCTTAAAATAACTTCTGCCATTTCTTCAGCTTGATATTGACTTGTTATTGTTGGAAATTGAAATCTACCCTCTAATAAAAAACCACCATCAGCAGTTTTCATTGTTGCGTGTTGATCTGCACTTGGTAATCCTGAATCGTCTATAGGGGGAAACTGAACTTCATTAACTTGCCAATTTCTACTAGGGTCAATAAA